AATCGCCACCAATCACAGCCGCGACCACCGGAATGGGCTGCGGTTCCGGCGCATCCGCAGCGCGGCCGATCTTGAGGAAATAGCCGCCGTCGACCGGCGTGGCATAGAAGCAGTCGCCGGCGGCCAACTCGTCGCCGAAGTAGGTGTGCGGCTTGAGCGCCACCATGTGACGGGTGCGGTAGGTCATGGGCGCGTCTTCCGTGGAAATTGGAAGGGCCGCCAGTTGCCCGGCGGCCCTTGGGTCAGATCGGCTCAGCGGCCGATCAGGAGGCGTAGGACTGCGCCTTGTCGATGAACTGCACGGCAGCGCTGCGACGCTTGGTCCAGTAGATCCAGCGATCGACCTTCACGCCGATCAGGCCGTTCTGCCACAGGCTCACCAGCGACTGCGCGCCAGCTGACGGGGCATCGTCCATCTGCACCGAGGCCTCGGTCGACACGTCGATCATGATCTGACCGTCGTCGGCCAGCAGGATCTCGCTCTGATCGGCCAAGATCAGGTGCTCGTCGCCAGGCGAGCCGGACGGCGCGACGTTGTTCGACACGATCACCGGCAGGCCGTAGAACGTGCCGCCCTTGACGGACAGTTCCGGGAACGCCTTGGTGTCCTGGTTCGTGCGCATCATCGACAGCCGGATCGCCATCGAGGCCGACATGATCCAGACGCCGGTCATGAGGCCCAGTTCGTTGGAGGCGAACTGGGTCATGACGTAGCGCACGTCCGCGTCCAGAGCGGCCAGCGTGGCGCCGGTCGACTGACGCGGCGTGACGCCGTAGGTCAGCGAAGCCGGCGACACATTGGACACACCCGGATAGGCCGGGTCGATCAGGCGCTTGTCCAGGTACTGGCTCACGCCAGCTGCCAGGTCGTCGCGCACCAGGGCCACGGCGCTCGGCTGCGACAGCCGGGCCAGTTCCACGGTCAGCACGACGATGGTCGACGCCTTCGCCCAGGGCATGGTGATGTTGTCGAACGTGAGTTTCTTCACCGGCACCGGGGCGCCTTCACCGACGAACGTGCCGCTCGTGCCAGCGGTCTGGCGCGGAATCCGCACGTTGAACGGCACGCGGCGCACCTGATTGAGCTGGCCGAGGATCTGCCGCGGGCGCAGGTACTCGATGAACTCGTTCTGCATGTCCTGGTACTGCACCAGCGGGCCGGCCCAGGTCGCATCCGAGGTCGTGCCGGCGGCGATGGCCGACTTCAGGACCGCTTCGACTTCCGGGGTGTCGGGGAAACGCTTGGCCAGTTCCGCAGCCTGCATGATGTTGCCCTTGGCGAAGGCCAGGAGCGACACGTAGCGGACGAATGCGGTTGCGGCCGGCAGGTTGCGACTCACCTGGATGGAGCCGGAGCCCTGGACAACCACGGCGCCTTCGCCGCGGGCGGGGATGACCGGGCTGGACTTGACCGCCATGACGGTCTCGTGCTGCTTCAGCGTCTCCAGGGTGTCGTCGATCGACTTGATGTCGGCTTCGAGCTGGGTGTTCTGCTCGCGCTCGTGCTCATCGAGCGTGCGGCCTTCTTCGACAATCGCCTTGTTGACGATCGCTTCCTTCTGGTCGGCGAGTTCCTGACGCTTCTTCTGGAACTCGGCAATGCGTTCGGAAATGGTTTTCATGATGCGGTCCTTTCGGGATGCAAAAGCTCAGAGGTAGACGACGCCCTTGCGGCGTGCCTGCGATCCCGAATCGCCGGGGGTGGATTCGCCGGATGCCGCCGGCGCGGGGTCGAGTCGGACGACGGGCCGGACGCCAAACGCGGCGCGCCGAATGGCTTCGTCAGCCGACTTGATTGCGGTGATGGAGCAGTCGCCATTGGCGGCCACGGTGACGGCCGACAACTCAAGCCACAGCCACTTGAGGTAGCGGTAGCTGTAGGTGCCGTCGATGCGCGATGACTCGATCGGCTTGAAGCCGATGGACAGGCCGCCGACGAGCTTGGCCTTCATGGATTGCCAGGCCTCGTCGAGGCGCGCCTTCAGCGTTCCCTCTTCGGAGATCAGAGCCACCTCGCCGGCCACTTCGATCCCCTTGTCGGTGACCTTGGCCTCAGTGACCCAGCCGATGGGCTGGCTGCTCATGTGCTGCCACAGCAGAGGGATCGGCAACTTGAACTGGGCGCCCTTGGGCTCGACGATGTCGCCGACACGGTCGGGCGTCGGCGTGGTGGCGATGCCGGTGAAGCGGCGCTTGCCGTCTTCCTCCTGCATCGCCTTGAATTCGAGTGCAACGAATGCGCGGTTCATGGGCAAGCCCTCGCGGAAATGAAAAAGCCCGCCGAGGTGGCGGGCTTCGTGGTGATGGGGTGATTCGCGCGTCAGGCGAAGAAAAGCTGAAACTTCTTGCGGCGCGGCTTCGGGTTCATCGACATCAGCGATACCGCGTTGAACAGGCTCATAAGCGGGTCAATCTTTGCTTTGCCGCTGGCCTGCTTGGTTATCAGCACGGCATTGCCTCTCGGCTCTACCTTGGCATTGCCAACGCACCACGCCATCAAGGGGGCGTCACCGTGCCACAACTCCCCGCCGGCCAGCTTGCGTTCGGTGTCCTTTATTGCGCCGACCAGTTTCCAACCCTGGGAGATCCCGACGATGCGATCCGGGTCGAACTTGCGGGCCACGAGCTCGTCAACGATGGAGCCGATGCCCACGGCATCGACACCGACCTGATCAAGCAGCCCGGCGGCCTCGGCTTTCTCGACCAGGTCGGCCACGTCCTCGACATCGTCGCCAACGCGCTCGACGATGGTGAGATGCCCGGCCGCCTGGAAAGCCAGTAGCCGCGGCGCGATTTCCTTTCGGCGCTGCAGCACACTCGTGTGAGCCCAAGCGTGGAACCACGCCACCCACTCTTTCGTCTGCGTGTCTCGCCCGAGCACCGTCAGCCCTAGTAAGTCGTCCAGTCCGCCGCCGTCGATGCCGATCGTCACGACTTCGGAGCGAGCCAGCAGGCCGTCGAGCTCCAACTTCGGATCACCCTGTTGTTCCCAAAAGTCGGCGCCGGCCCAGCGGTCGCTGTTCAGTGCCAAGCCGATTTCGATGTTCAGGTGCTTGGCGCAGAAGGTCTGAAAGGCCTTGTCGCTCTCGGCTCGGTTTTCCTCGAACTTCGTCTTCAGCCAGTCGGTGCTCACCGAGGCGCCGAGGTTCGGGTTCACCATCGCGGCGTTGTCGAGGTCGAAGCAGGCCTTCGACGTGACCATGGCCTCGGGCCACTCGTACAGCACCGGCAGGAACGACGGGTCGACAATCTCGCCGTCGCGCACCTTGCGCGCGTACAGGTTCTTTGCCCGGTAGACGCCCGCCGGCGGCTCGTCCGACTCGGTCGTGATATAGATGACCGCACCTTCAGGCCGGCTGGCCATGCCTCCTGTGGCCTCCTGCAACATCGCTTCGGCGTTGTGGCGCTTTCCGAACTGCCAAAGCTCCTCGACCAGGGTGACGGCGAATTTCTTGCCGCTGACTGTGTCGCTTTCAGCCGCCACGACTTGCAGAGTCGCCTTCGTCGTGCGGTGCGTGATCGTCCGGATATGGTCCTGGATGTGCAGGAGGTCCGACAGTTCTTCGTCTTTGCGGATCGCGTGCTTCAGCGGCCCGAAGGCATTGTTCGCGACCTCGGTGGTCGGCGCAATGATCCCGAACTCGCCCGACTCGCGCCAGTTGCGAATCAGCAGCGTGCCCATGAGGAAGGCGGTAATTCCGCTCTTCCAATTCTTCTTCGGCACCTTCAGAAAATAGGTCTGGATCAGCCGCTTGCCGCTCTCCGGGTCATACGAGCCGAAGAAGGTGGAAGCGAAGTCGAGAATCCATGGCCTGGCGATCTCGCCCACCGTCGGCGCGCCGGGAACATCCACCACGCGCAGCGCCCTGAACACCTCCAGGGCCGCCGCCGCCTCGTCAGGAAACAACGCGCCGCAGGGAATCAGCGATTGGCCCGCGGCTATCCGCTGCTCCCAGTCGGGGCAGGCAGTCGTCCACTTCATACGCGTTAGCGGCTACTGACCAGGCGGGGTGCCGCAGCCGAGGCGAACTTGCTCTTCTTCTCGGTTGCCTTCGCGGCGTCGTTCCTCGCGTCCTTCTTGCCAACCGGCGCCGGCTTGGCGTGCTCGTAAGGTGCCGCCAGAGCTGCGGCCTGCATGCGGACGGCCAGCTTCAGGCGTGATTCCTTGACCACGTTCAGCAGGAACTCAAGCGGCGTGGCGCCGGTGATGACCGGCTCGGACTCCGCGTCGGCCGCGGCAGGCGGCGCCTCAGGCTGTGGCGGTTGGGTGCCGAACGGCCACTGCGCTGGGGCGTCGCCAGTCTTCACACCACCCTGGCAGTAAGCAGCTGGCGCCGCCTTCTTCCTGGCCTTCGGCTTGGCGGTCTTTCGAACAGCCCGGCGCTTTGCATTGCGCGCCTCGTTTCGTTGCGCCTTTTCGGCGTCCGTCAGAGATGGCCGACCGGCCCCAGGTCGCGCGCCGCCTCGTGCCATAGCCGTTGTCCGATCTGAGGAAAAGATGAATTCGTGACCGCCGGAGGCCCCGGGCCTGAC